CGGGATCCGTTGTGCATCAATCGATGCGGAGAGAGTCGTTCTGTGCGAAAAGCAGTCGAGCGGATCTTATGAAGTGAAGCACTACGAATCGAATTTGGCTACGAGAGAGAGAGCGATTAAGGGGACAGAATCCGGTGAGTTCAGTGTGATCTGGAATCGGTTTGTGCTGCGTGAGGCGGTCGACATGCCATTCCTCAAGCATTGCATTGTCACAACAACGATGGCTGGCCTTGCGACTTACTTGCAGAGCGTCGGTCGCGTGTTGCGTTACTTCAAAGACTATCACGAGTGTACTGTCCAGGATCACAGCGGGAGTGTCTACCTTCATGGCTACCCAAATTTCGATGGGAGAGATTGGAGGTCAGCCGAACTTGCGGACCCCGACTCTGTAAAGAAGAAGCAGCAAAACAATGAATCAGAGTCACAGGCAGAGGAACAAGAGAGTGAACTCAGGCTGTGTGTGGCTTGCAAAGCCCTGTCTCCGCGAGAGAAAGGCGTCATTAGCTGCCCGACCTGTGGCACGCCGTTTGGGAAGCCTGTGTTCTTTGCAAGAAGCTCGACCGGAGAACTGAAATACAAGACTCCAGCTCAGTGCTCGCCAAAGAGGAAGCCCCGCTTAAATAGCTTTGACAAGTATCTCAAAGACAAGCTGTGGGCCGCCAAGAAAACAGGAATGACGGTTCAGTGGGCATATGCTCAGGCGAAGCGTGCCGCGCAGCAGGGTGGAGTCAAGGAATACACACCTGTCGACGTTTACCTTCCAGCCAAAGGGTCGAGTGAATGGAAGCACTCGGCTAGGCATGTTTACAGGGGGAGGTTGTGGGAGAAGTAAGAAAAGAAGAGCTGCTCGCTTCTTTCAGGAACGCCAGCAGCGTCAGGGTGCTCAAGTTTCTCGGAAGTTTAATGAAGGTCCACAAGCAGCACAATCTAGAGCACACGTTAGATGAACAGTTTATGAGCGAGTGTCGCCGCTTATACGAAGAGCGACTTACCTTTTTTTTGGAGAACGAAGATGGCGAAGAAGTACGACAACAACCTGCGGGGGATCATCAGCGTCAACGACCGCAAGGAAAAAAACACGCACCCGGACTACAAGGGGACATGCGAGATCAACAACCAGGAGTATTGGATTTCGGGATGGATCAAAGAGCGCAAAGACGGATCAGGGAAATTCCTGAGTTTGAACTTTGAGGCCAAGGACCAGCAGAGTGCTCCAGCAAGGCAGAACACGATTCCTGTAGATGCTCCTTTCTAGGTGTTAGTTAAAACGCAAGAGCGGCTCCGGTCGCTCTTTTACAGCCTGCGTGATGTGAGGGCTACTAATTGATCACATGCTGCACAGGTCTTCGATCTGTGTTCTCGAACTCAAAGGGGGATTCGAGAGCGGTGACCGTGATGGTGACGGAAACACGTTAGCACAGTCCTTCTCCCATTGCCTGGCTCTGGGGGGTAAGGGGGGCTGTGCAATGCCCGCTCTGGATCAAGAAACATACTTAATGGTTGATGGAACTAAGAAATGAGAACACCAGAGGTAATGCGGAAATCAAAGCTGATTCGACTGGAGTACATCGCTCTCGGATTTGCAATGGCTAAGAACGGCGATCGCGCCAAAGTCTTAGACGAGCTGGATCCAGACAGTCTGTTCAGTCCGTTGGTAGCTAAGTGCCTTCAAGCGGTAGCGACTCGTGACGAAGAGAGCCTGCAAGCAATGAGAGAGGTTTTCCATCAGTGGGGCGTTTCCGGCGAAGGTCCGATCATCGACCTGCTTCTAGAAGAAGTGAACATCAGAAACAGCAATCGCATGTTGCGTGAATCGCTGCGGAAGATCGACACGACGAGCGAAGCGGAACTTGATGAAGCCGCTGACTATATCGCAAGCAAACTTAATGAAAGAAACAGTGTGACTGGCCGGTACAGGATGAAACGAAATGGATCCAAGCAGTCCGCTTAACGGACAAAGCAACAAGTCTACTGAAAAAGAGAGCAGAGATCGGTTTGCTCCATTCAAGAAAGGAAAACACATGGAAAGCACAACAGGCTTAAACAGGCAGGGACGCAGGGTATTTGATGGACTGCTGGTGCAAGAAGACTGGATATCTTTTGGCGACGTTACTCACGCACACGCCGCAGAGTTGGTTAGCAGGAAGTTTGGTTTTGTTGGTTTAGTCGAGACACGGGACGAGGGAAGCGAAACCATCTTCCTTCATCATGTCGAGCCTAAGGTCGTTTACGAGGTTCGTTCAATCAGAGGAGACAGCAATGATTAGAGATTTGGCTCACGATGAAGGCGATCAATGCTTATTGGTCACAGAGATAGTCCAAACATTTGCTCATGCTGACGCTTGGTTCTTGAAGGACGAGTCAACAGGAGGGTACCTGACAAGTGACTTCATAAACCTAGCGGTTAAATGGGGAACCGGGGAAGGGAGTTATTCATTCTTCGGTGACATAGAAAACTCTGTGTCGTCGGTTTTTTGGGAGATCGACCAGGTCGGTAACCCATTCGATGTAACAAAGATATGGATTACAGACGAAGGCGGGTACATCGACACAGACAGTGCGCCATTTTGCATGGGCATGGGAGAGCTTGTTAGTAAAGCAAAATCGTTCGCGGACATAATTTCCACGAAAGACATCATTGTTCAAGAGCTGACTGGGGAAGACTGCAATGAGTAAAGATCCTCTCCTTGTTGTCGATGGTTTCGACCATGCAATCCTCGGACTGCTTTCGATCGACGGGACGGAAGTGGTCGCGTACAGCACGAGAAAAATAATAGAAGGCTTGGTCGTCGACGGAATGGAAACATGGGAAGCGGAAGAATACTTCAGCTTCAACATAGAAGGATCCTACGTTGGTCCGAGGACTCCTGTGTTCATCGATGACACGAGGAACCTCATGATACTTAACGGGGAGATAGAGTGATCACCTTATTCCTTACGACCTTTTTATGCGTTTCCATCTGGGGTGACTCAACAACAGACCAGGAACGCTGCCAAAGAGAAGCCGACTACATGGCGGCAAATCGAATCTTTGAGCACACTCACAAGACAATAGGTCGCTACGAAGGCATCGGATGGGGACGGACAGATTACCCAACAACTTGTGAGCCACAGAAGTGGAAAGGCTATCAGTTGACAGGTGACGCAACGGCGGTCACCGACGATGGAATTACTGTTCGAGTGCGAAGCTGGAGATAAAAGAGATTTAATGAAGAAAGTGCTACTAAGACTAGAAGATGATTTGGCAGAGAGACTGGATCTCGCAAGCGAGGCTCTGGGCGGCGGATCGACAAGAAGCGGGAAAAAGACAGCGATACTTCGCCACGTTTTGGAGCAAGTGCTCCCCGACGAAGAATCGCTCAAGCAGATCATTCACTACAGAAGGTCCAATCTCTACCAAAGAGAAAGGATGAAGCAGCCAGATGAACCTGGATTCTTGAGCGAACTGCGAGGCGCATCATGACGCACCCAAGCAAGAGGAAAGGAAACGCTTACGAACGGGAGCTGGTGAACCAGGCGAGGGACAGCGGGCTTGAATCGAAAAGAGCTTATGCGTCGAACGGCCAATCTCTTGGAATGCACGAAGAAGTCGACCTTCTCGTGCAGGGGAAGAGGATACAAGCCAAACGCCGCAAATCAATCGCGAAATTCCTACAGCCAAGCGAGAACATAGATGCCGTTGCGTTTCGTGAAGACTGTGGGCAAACGATGGTGCTCATAACATGGTGGGAATACTTAGACCTTCTTGCGGAGATCAAAAGTGAACGAGAACCACAAAAGATTTCTGAGCCACCTGAGAGATAGCACCGATGGTGTTTTTTCAGTAGCTAAATGGCTTAATCGGTTCGGCTACGAGGTGGTTGTCAAGCCAACGCGAGAGGCTCCCAGGCACGAAGACTGGGAGACATACGCAGACGGAGGCGATATCTACATTACTCAAAGAATTGAAGTGAAGAGACTTGGAGTGAATTTCACTGATAACACATGGCCGTTTGGCGACAAGTTTATCGTGTGCGCGAAACACTCGTTCGACAGGTCAGTCCCACGACCGTTTGCCTATGTAATCACAAGCAGCGACCAGAGGTATGCAGCCGTTGTCAAAAGTGAAACAAGCGGCCAATGGAAAGTGGACAAAAGAAATGACAGTCGCTACGAAGGGGTTAGCCAAGAGTTTTATTTCGCACCAATGGATTGCGTGCATTTCTTCAGAATGGAGGATGAATGTGAGCCGCCAGGCAAAGCCTCTTAGCAGAGAGTTTCTTTTATCAAGAGGGCGTTGCTGCAATAAGACATGCGTCAACTGTCCGTGGAGAGAAGACATGAACAATGGAAAAGGTGATTCACCTCGCCCTGTTGACAGGGAGAAGTACGACCAAAACTACAGCGAGATAATTTGGGATGAAAGACGCTGCCCTGGCGATTGCAAGAGTAGTGAGGTCTGTGAGAGAAACATTTCAGAGAAGGGGATGGAATGTAAGAACAAGCAGGTCACCAAAGAGCCTTAGTCGTTATGTGATAGCAACAAAAGGAAGAAGGTCCATTAAAGTCCGAGTCAGCGATCACTCACCAAGCAAGGTTTGCAAATGCACCATTGATTTTAGTCCAGCGACATACAAACAGAATCGATTAGTTTCATTGATAGATGGTAAGCGTAAGCAGGGCAGGTCGATCAAGCCTCCTGGTCGCGGTTAATGACTACTCCGATGTGATTAACCAAAACTTTTGCGATCTGAGTCGCGGTGTCGCTAACAAACTCTTCGCTAAAACAGAGGAAGTTAGCTGCGTGCAAGCACTCGTGTATCGCCGTGTCAATCACGTTTCTGTCTGAAAGATCGATGCGGATCTTGAGAGTTTTCTCTTGATCGGACGCTTCACCCCATGTCCCTTTATTCATATTTTTTTTTGTAACAAGCAGCACTTCCCATTCTATGTCGTTGAACGTAGCTTTCCTTTTCATTTGACTTCCTTGTACGGTTCAAAAATCGGGTGGCGACCTTTATCGATCACGACCGCAGCACCGAGAACAGGCTTATTAGCAAACTTCTTTGCGTACTGAAGCTCTGGCGCAGATGAGTCACACCCGCATCCAGTCTGTAGTCCGAACAAAGTCGACACAGAGTTGGATTTGACCATGACGCCACCGACCTGATGAAAGTGTCCTTGGACGACGCTTCTGAACTCAGATAGTGCGTTTGCTAATGCTGGGAACTGACCTCCCTTACCTTTGTCTCCGTGCCGATAAATAACTGAGTCGATTACATGATCTTCCCATCTTTGCTTGATGACCCACCTGCCTGTATTCCAGATTTTGCCTGGGTTCTTGAGCAGACTCAGAGGAACTCCAGCGGCTTCCATGTGTCGTTGAGGCAAGCTGTCGTGATTGCCCAGCAGCCAAGTAACATTACGCCCAGGAAAACGACTTGTTAGCTCTTTGACCTGCTTTTGTGCTTTAGCAAACTCCTCCTCAATATCTATTGTTTCGATTCGCTTCTGGTGCATTGACATCGCGTAGCAATCGACCAGGTCACCGATCATCACGACTTTATTGCACTTATACTTTTCGTAGAGCGAGTAAACAAAATCAGGATACCCGTCAATCATGGCTGGGCAGTGACAGTCGCCGATACATAGCACATTCGACATCTTTACTTCCAATCTAAGATGAATCTTGTGAGTCAAGGAAATCGAGAGTCCACTTCACCGAAGACATTCGTCGGTTCCCAACTTTTTTGGTCTGGAGCTTGACTCTTCCTTGTGGCGTCGAAACGCCAAGCAGATACCAGTTTCTTACTGTGCTTCTAGGCACATCGATGATTCCTTGCCTCCTCAGTTCCGCCCTTAGATCCGTCAGAGGCATCAACGCTTTTTGTGTAACGCTGGCTTCTTGCATCAAAAACTATTCCCCGTTTGTGTATAAGACAGTCTAAGACTGGCCGATGACCCCACTTTAGGTTTGACGTACTGGAAGTGGTCCTCAAGATTCAAGTGTGTAGAAAACTCCTCACGCTTGGAAAAATTGAATGTCAGAAGTCGAGCTAGAAGATGACGAGCAGGAAGTCTTGTCTCAAGACGCCGAAGAACAAGATGTTCATGAAGAAGAATCATTGACTGAAGCCCCCTTACCTGCGGAAGGCGTATCCCCGGCGTCGACGCAGGGCGAAGGCTCCAGCGGAATGGAGTCCGCCGGAGCGTCTTCAGGATGGCAGGCAGCTTTAGAGCAAGCGGGCTTCCAGTCGTTTGACGATGTTGATCGTGCTGTTCAAGCATTAGTTCAGTCCAAGCGTCAACAAGACGAGCAAATCCGACATTACGCGGACCAAGTTCGATTCTACCAAGACCAAATGCGATTCCGCGACAATGCGCCTTCGCATCAGGCTCCTCAAGAGGCCCCTAAGCCTCTCGATCCGTTAGATGAATTGATCAACGACTGGAAAGATCCGTCCTGGGCCAACCAGTACATCGAAGTCGATGAAGACGGAAATCGTGTCATTGCCGATCATGTCGACAACGAAACAAGAGAGCAAATCCTGAGCATCGATCGAAAGCTCAGGAGGTGGCAGGATGTTTTGCAGGATCCTCGGCAGTTTGCACAAGCTGTTGATCAGCGTGTCGAGAGAATGATCCAGGATAAGTTTGAGAGCAGCTATCAAATGAAGCAATCTCAGGCGCAGGAAGCTGCAACTGTTGATTCATTCATTAACGAAAACGCGAACTGGCTTTACGCGAAAGATCCCGCAACTGGCAGATTCATTCAGGATCCAGTCAATGGGCAGTACGTCTATAGCGACTATGGAAATCGCTTCATCGACTACATGGATTCGTTTGCCAAAGACGGCGTGTCATCTGTGGCTAAACAGATTCAGTACGCAAAGATGGCGATGGGTGTCACCCAGCCACAGCAGAGCCAACAAAGTTACACCCAGAGTACACAGCAAGCCGCCCAGCAGCAAAGAAGTGCCATGCGAGGCAGGACCAACACAGCAAAACCAAGACCACAAAGTTTCAACGGAGTGAGTTCAGAGAGTGGAGGCGAAGTCACAGGGACACGCCAGATGTCATTCGGTGAAGAAACGCTGGCTGCTATGCGAGCAGGCCAGGAGTAAATCATTTTTCCACGATGTAAGGAGGCACAACAATGCCAAGTGGATTTCAAACTTACGATCGGTTTTCTTGGGCAAGAAGCCTTTCGACGACCATGCCCAAGCTCATCCGAGAAGTCGAGGATGCAGCAAAAAAGAACTACGCTATTTTAGCTTTGCTTGAAGCTAAAGGACGCATCAGCACCGGACATGGTGGTGAAGGTATTCAGTGGCCGGTTAAATATCGTCGCCACTCTGCTTCAGCAGCAACCGGAGAAAACTCTCGATCGTTCAACCCAACCTCGCTTTTCAAAGTGGCTGGTTTGGATTGGCGTGGTTACGAGGTGACCGACTCCATCAAACGCCGCGAGATGGAGAAAAACCAAGGCGAAGCAGCGATAATCAAAGTATTAGATGGTTTCGCAGAGCGTTTGAAGAGCAGTTTGATCGAAGAGCTTGGCCCACAGTTTTACGTTGATGGAGAAGATCCAGATAACGAAAGATTCTGGCACGGCTTTAAGACCTTTGCTCGAACGAACGGCCAGACTGTTAATATCAGTGGAGCTGGTGCTCGCTCCGTAAACGCAGCGGACAAGGTTGCTGTTCCAAGCGGAACTTACGCAAGTTTGAGCTGTGTTCTCGGAAACTATGGTGGTGCTCAAGAAGCTGGCGTGCCTTACCCAGAAGGTATCCAGGATCCAGAGTACGACTTCTGGAGTCCACTGATCGTTCAGCGAGATTCAAGTGCTTTCGACAATGCTTCATCCAATGCGAGCAATGGCGAGAAACTTGAGAAAGCTCTGCGATATGGCCTTACCCACGCACAGCGAAACAGCACGATTGACTCGCAAGTCACGAACGTGTTCATGGACCGCAACCTATTCATCGACCTGAAAGACTTTGAAGGTGGTCGCCAGACCATTGAGGTCAAGATGGCTCCAGGCTCCATGATCGAACTTGGCTTCCTAAACGTAATGCGATTCGATGGAATCGAGGTTTCGTTTGAGAATGCAGTTCCCAATGGTTACGCATTCGGATTGAACATGAATGCAATGGAATTGATGGCTTTGACTTCCGAGCTTTTCAGCGACGAAGGCGGTCCTCAGTACGACCTGGCAACTCAGTCGCTTAACGCAGTGGTTTCTACCTTGAGTAACCTGAAGTACAAGTCGCCTCGTAATTTCGTTGTCTGGAAGCCAAACAGCGAAATCTAATTAACTTTTGCCGAAATAAAGGAACAACAACATGCTAGATTCAGTAGCAGATTTTGGCTTGGGTGAAAGCATCCGAGGCCAGAACGAAGATGGGGTGGATATTAACACCGCCCTCGATGGTCGCGAGTACACGTTCCCCGTGTCGGAAGACGTTGCATCCGCAGCAGGAATGAGCAAGCGAGTTGTAGGTCGTCGAGTTGTGGCTCGTGTTCTACGAAACAAAACTGGCGGTCCGTTAGCTGCTGGCGATATTGTCGTAATCGATGTCGATGGCGGATTGGCCGGAGTTGGAGTTGCAGACGCAAAAGCCGATTTAGGTGACCGATGTTGCTTGGTAGTAGATCCTTCCTTGGGATCCTCTGTTGTCGCAGCTAACGACTTATTCTACGGCATTGTCAAAGGACCATCTAAAGTCCGCCAAGGTGCAACAGCAGTTAGCCTAACTGCTGGAGATGCAATCAAGGCAGGAAACGGTGGTGTAGTCGCTGACGCAACTTTAGGGACAGACCATGGCTTGGTTCTAGGAACAACTCTAGAAGAAAGTTCATCACCAGCAGATGACGCTGGCCTGGTAGACGTAGAGCTGGCTCCAGAGTGGGTATAGGAAGAGAAGCTATTAGCTTCTAGGCCGCATCCATAAAGCGAAGCGGATGAGCCGCATAATGTGTGGTTCATCCGCTTTTTTCATAGGTGAATAAATGGCTTTCAGAGAAGACATAGAAGATCCTATCGAGCAGGTAAAGCAGTCAGGCGAAAAGTTCTGCACGATGTGTGGACTAAGGAAAACGCTTGATGACTTTCATGTAGACAAGTCCAAAGCTGATGGTCATCGCGACGTATGTCGAGACTGTCGAGCGAAAGTAAATGTAGAGAAAAAACAAAACGAGCTAGACTCAAGGCTTGCTAAGATCGAGCAAGAGGGTCTAGAGACACTGGACTCATTGACTTCTGGTGGAAGCTACGATCCTCATGTAAATGAGGTTTTTGAAGCTGTCATGAAACCATTTGGTGGTGTCAACGGTTGGGCAAAGCATCTGTTTGCAACCTACTTGGCTTGCGAACCCGGCTCGCAAAAGCGAGTCAAGATACACGACATGATGATGCAGCTCGCAGGCAAGGTGACGAAGCTAGGCTTGACAGAGCGTCAACTGGATATGATGGAAGAACGCGACTTGCTTCAGGTCATGCGTCAGCATCTTGTTGAGTACCAGGAAAGCAATAATCTGTCCAGCAAGATGGTTCCGACTCTTGAGGGGGAAGTTATAAGCATTGAAGAAGTAGAGGAGTCATACGATGGATGACGGACTTCTCAATGGACGCGAGATGAGCAGCTATGCGAAAAAGAAAGCATTCCGCATAGCAAGCGAAATCGCGTCACGGCGAATTGAGGCGTTAAACCTCTACGTTCCTCAACCAACGCAGGATGAGTTCCATCGATGTAATGCTCCTGAGTGTATGTTGATGGGTGGCAACCGAGGCGGCAAGTCACTTGCTGCTTTTATTGAAGATGCCAGGGCTGTGTTAGGGAGAGATCCTCACGGCAAGTATCCGGTCAAAGATGGATGCCTAGCAATAATCGGATACAAAGCCTGGCACATAGGGAATGTGATTTATCCCTACCTGTTCAAAGCGGGTGCATTCAAGATCATCAGAGATGAAGAGACTCAGTTATGGAGAGTCTATCGTCCCTGGGTTCCACAAGACCAAGCAAGGAAAAAGGAAGCCAAGCCAGCACCGCCTCTCATTCCTCCGAGGATGATTGACAAGATTGTTTGGAAAGACCGTGCAAAAAACATCTTCTCCAACATTTACTTGAAGACTGGATGGGAAATCAAAGCGTTTTCTAGCCGATCCAAACCTGAACAGGGTTTCCAGGCGGATCTAATACACATCGACGAGGACATATTGGATCCAAGTTGGTACGAAGAATCAGCCGGTCGCCTTATTGACCGAGGTGGCCGATTGATCTGGTCGGCTCTGCCTCATGACGAAAATGATGCAATAGCCAGATTTGCAGAGCGAGCAGAGATACAGCAGGACAACAAAGAGCGTGGAGGCACTGAGCCTACGTCCGTTGTTTACCGAATCTCAATGGAAGCCAATCCCTACCTACCAGAGGACGCAAAGAAAGCCGCTGTCGCTGGGTGGAAGTCTATGGGCGACGATGTTTATCGAAAGCGTGCTCTCGGTGAGTTAGTCACAGACTCTGTCCTGATGTATCCCATGTGGAGGCATTCTATTCACTCGGTAGATCGATACCAAGGGCAGCTAGGTGGCGAGCCAGACAAGTACCTAGAAACCAGGAAAATACCTTCGTCATGGTGCCGAAGACTAGCAGTTGACCCTGGTCATGACACATGCGCAGCAATCTTAATTGCTACGCCGCCTAGTGCTAAATGGCACTTGGTTTATGACGAAATATACCTGCATCAATGCACTGCAAAGATGATCGCGGAAGCCCTTGATAAATGCACCAGAGGGATCTGGTTTCAGTCGTTTATCATCGACGCGCACGGAGGAAATCTAACCTCCATGGACACGGGCATTTCGCCTCGCGAAGCATATGAAAGAGAGATGGCGAACTTAGATGTTCGCTGCGTGGAAACCAAACACAGATTTATTCCAGGCTGTAGTGTGGTTTCATATCGAGAGGAGATAACGAGGGGAATGTTGTCGATCGATGGATCTGGAGCACCAAAAATTCTCGTTGACTTCGACCGCTGCCAGAATCTTGACAAAGAAATGAAAAGGTTCAGGAAGAAAAAAATATCCGGCCATGTCACAGATACCGGAAACAGAAGGTCGCACACACACGCAATCGAGTGCCTGGAGTACCTAGCAACCTATCTAAATGACTCAAGAAAGCCGTTTGTCCGCCCTAAAGGACACAGGCAGATTGAAACGCCGGGGCAACGTCGAGTTAGAGCGTACAAAAAACGTCTCAAGGAAAAACAGATGGCGAACAACCCGTTCGGCGTCACAAGCACAATCATTTTAGGACCGCAAGGAACATTCAATGGCTAAGAAATCACAGTCAAAACCAGTCGAGCAAGAAGCAGAGGAGATCGTCACTCCAGAGGAATCCACCGATCCAGCACCATGGATCATGCCTCGACCGAAAAAAGGCCAGGTGGTGACTTTTTATCGCAGAGGCTCCCAGGGAGAAAGAAATGCCGAGATAGGTTTTGTGAGCAGGGTCGGCTTGCAATCGATCGATGTCGTTAGCCGGATCGAAGGCTTCCCAGATTGTTATCACGTTGACGATCCGAGACTAAAAACCAACCCAGACCTTAGAATAGAGATCAATGGAACTTGGCATTTTTCTGAAGACACCACATTGCTCGAACAAAGAATCCTAGAAATCGAGCATCGGCTCAGTGAATTAGAGGGTTAGGAATAGATCATGGACGAATACGGCGCGCCGAAAGGAAACCAAAAGTATCCATTTGCACCACTGGTGGATCGATGGAAGCGTGTATTCGCGGCAGCCAGGAAAGATCGAAAAAAGAAGTTCGATCAGTACGCTGACGAAGCAATGGCTTTTTACGATGGCCCTGTGAACCATATGTGGTCATCGATCAGAAGCGGAATGCGAGATGGTCAGCACGACGGATTCCTGGCACCGGATGTTCAGTTGCCGCAGTTTGAAATGTCGGTAAACCGACTATTCGAGGCCGTGGCAATGTTTGGCCCAGTCCTGTATCACCAGAATCCGGTAATCGCCGTTACCCCAAGGTCTAATCCAGAAGTCAGCATTGATACTTTTTATGCAGGCAATATCGAAGCAACTCAGCTTTTGTCTATGGCTCAAGCTGTCGAGCAAGGAATTATCAGTGATCCTCTAATCGTTCAGTCGGTACAGTCTCTGTATCGACAGTACAACGAGTCTGTTAGTCAGGAATCCAGAACTTCTAGGATCGATTCTGACCATGCAAAAATCCTAGAGCACGTTGCGAACTATATCCAGCAAGAGGGGACGAAGCAGGACGAAGCTAGGCTTGCAATTACGGAAGCCATTATCACTGGTCTTGGTCTACTAGAGGTAAAGGTTGAGCAGCCGCCAGGTGGTGGAGCCAAGATGGCTCGAAGCAGGTTCAGATCCAACAAGGATCTCCTGGTTGACCCGGACGCCAAGTATTGGCGAGATGTGACATGGATTGCACTGAAAAGCTGCGAGCCGGTCAATCAGGTGGAGCAAAAGTTCAATCTGCCAAAAGGTTCTCTGAAAGGCAAATACGCCAGACTTTCTACATCGGAAAACTCAACTGATCGGAAGAGGAATGGCGATGGGTCATATGCCGGTGCCACTCACGACTTAATCGAATACTGGGAAGTCTACTCCAAAAACGGAGCAGGCCAGAACATCAAGATGAACGACCAGGACAAGAAAGTCCAAGGTCTGGATGCTCTAGGTGATTTTGTTTACCTGGCAATCTGTGAGCAATGCCCATACCCTCTGAATCTTTCGCCAGACGTTCTTGCAACCGGCGACTTAAATTTCATTCTCGACCGATCTTCATGGGAAGTTCCGTTCTGGGACGACTCGTTTTCAGATGGTGGGTGGCCTATTTGCAGGCTCAGTTTTTACAACAAGCCTGGCGAGGTGTGGCCTATAAGCATGGTAAAGCCATGTATCGGAGAGCTGAAATTTATTAACTGGTGCATGAGCTTCATCGCTGACAAAGTGTGTGCCGGTTCCAAGATATATGTAGCAACAATGAAGGAAGCGGGCGAGAACATTCGTAGCCAACTAACTTCTGGGACTGGTCCTTTCAGTGTTCTCGATGTCGAGAGGATTAGCGGTCGAAGCATCAACGAACTGGTTAGCTTTTTGCAGGCACCGAGTTTTTCTATTGATATCTGGAACATGGTCGCACAGGTCAATGAACAGATTGATAAGCGGCTGGGCTTGACCGAGCTGATGTATGGGATGAGCGGAAGGCAAATGCGTTCCGCCGCGGAAGCCCAGTACAGGCAGCAAAACATAAACATTCGCCCCGATGACATGGCTTCTCGTGTTGAAGACTGGCTCAGTTTGTCTGCAACCAGGGAAATCCAGGCCATGCGGTTCATGGCAAATTACGAGGACCTTGAGCCTGTTGTTGGATCAACAGCGGCAAGAGTCTTCCAAGAGCAGATCCTGACCGACGAAGTAAGTCGTATTACACGAGACTTCAGATATCGCGTCGAAGCTGGAACAGCAAGAAAGCCAAACAAAGACACCCAGATAGCTCAACTTACAGACATCGGGCAGTACATCCTCCCCGTCATTCAGCAGGCGATGATGTCTGGAGTCACTCGTCCATACAACGCTTACATGAAAGCAATGGGCAGAGCCATGGACATGGAAGTTAAAGAGTTTCTGCTAGGTGATGACGAGCAGCAATTACTAATCCAAATGAATGCCCCACCGGCCCCACCACAACAGGAAGAGGTTGCACAAGAATGACGCCCGCAAGACTAGCAAGTATCGAAGCCGAGATGGACTCTGCTGGCTTGAGGGAGGTGTATGACGCACTAATCCAGCATGGAAACAGTCCAAACATGGCGGCGATGCTTGCCGCACAGAAGGCCCCAGGGTCTTGGAACACAGACGCCGACTTTTGTCGAAAAGAACACGATCGAATGAGATCAATGTCTTCGAGCCATGTTGATGAAATAACGAAGATAGCAAGAAGCTCTGGGATCAACACTACTGGAAAAACATACAACGGACAGCTCGGCAAGTACAACGATCCAGCAGCGTGGGTTTCGTGCAAGGATGACGTAAAGCAGACAGCAATCAGAAAGGGACTCGACATAGACGGTGTGGTCAAAGTCAATGGATACAAGGGTCCAGAAAAGAAAACCAGATTGGCGTCGGACATCGTCGATCGCATAGAACGAGAGAAGCGTTCACAAGATAGGAAGTTAGACGAAAAATGCCGAACAAGCGATAATGCGAGAAAGGAACTAAGGCGATCTATCGTCAGCAAGCATGGAAGTAAGAAATGAGAGCTTTTGTCAGCAGGGCAGACAGAGAACAAGCTCGCTTAATTGCGAGAGATGCTTACACAAAAACTGCAAGCAGGTTCATTTACAAGTCTGAAAACAGAGTCGAAATAAAAAGGCTCGCAGTTGACGAAGCGAGAAAGAGACTGACGCGAGAAAAGAGATACAAATCACTGCTTGGAAGCCTATTGCTCATGGTTGTCATGAAGATAGTTACCAAGCTGATAGAGCGGTGGATTGAAGAAAATCTTTTCACGCTAGAACAAATACCAGTTGATTACGAAAAAACAGAGCCAGGCTATGTTGAGAGATAACAAGAGTTTTCAATTTTTGATCGGCTGCCTGGTTTTGGTGGCTGCATACAAGATGTTCACACTTGGTGTTTTTGACTTTCTGATCAGAGATGATTCAGAGGGGTTCGAGTCGACTGCTCTGATACCAATGGTTATTAGCGCGTTGGTAAGTGCAGTTCAAATGGTCGGCCTG